TAAAATCTCCACATAGCAGCAGGTGTTTTATAATACACTTTTCTAATTGTTACTTTTTTATCAGTTACTTTACCATAATAGGGGTAGCTAGAAGATAACGCTGACGATCCGGATATAATTTGTTGTAAATCATAATCCTGCATTCCTCCTGTCATATTGAAAGATGCAGAATAAATTGGCACCGTTCCACCAATGCCAGTCTCTGTTGAGATACCGTCAGCTACTGTTTTAGCGTATGAAAAGTTGAATTTTGGATATTTCAATGCGATGTCCGATCCAGATAAGCTGCTGCCACTTGCAATTTGACCATCCTGATCAAAAGAGGCTGTGGTTGCTCCTAGAAGGTCTGACAATACATTTTTTGCTTGATGAGAGTTTACAATATATGAATACTCTAAGACTGCCTCTTCATACGCCGAGTACACTTGATGTTCAGTGATTTCTAAATCTAATACGTCTCCCCCCAATTTCTTAAAGGTATATGCAACTTGATCCACTGCTCCAGAAACAAAGGCAACAGAAGTGTAGATGCCAAATGGTAATGGGTTTGCTTCCGAATTTACATTCGAGTGAGTGCCAGTTATTGGTAAAGCAATGGCGCTTGTTGTGCTAGTGGGTGTTAATGTTGGGACAGACATGCATAGATTCCTCCATCTATAAATAGCTTGACGTTACAGTAATAGAAATAAAAAAACCCCGCCTCCGACCGAAATCAGAAGCAGGGTCTCGTTTTTGTTACAGTTTAGTTAGCTATCTTAGTTAATAAGATTGTGACAAACAACTAATCCGTACATATCAGGACGTACCATCTTCTTAGCATAGCGTGTCATGACACCCTTACGCGGCACGAAGTCTTCCGTACCAAAGATGGTAGGAGTGACTTGGAGCGGCACGTATGGGGCGTACACATATCCACTTTCTAAGAAGCTTCCACCCTTGCGTCCAACAAGGATAACGTTTCTGATAAAGTAAGGATCAACGTAAATGTCAAACTTCTTACTAATCTGACCAACTTTTACAGCACCTGCGGAACCTCTTGGAGTGTCAGCAGTAACGCTTGCGCGGAATCCGCTTGTGAACTCAAGAATGTTCGCGACTTCTGGTGAACAAACTAAGAAGTTTGCGCCACCACGGAGTGTCTTTCTGTGGATTTGAGCAGAAACATCATTGATGGTTTCAATCAAAGTCTCATACCATTCAGAAACAGTACCAGTGAAGTCTGGTGGAGTAGTAGTGTTGTCGATCTTGACACCACTTTCTCTGTTCAAGAATTGACCCGGACGACGTGACCAGTGAAGAGTTGCAGCAGATGCACCCTTTACAAGATCATTGAGCAACTCGCGGTCAATTTCAAGAGCAATTTGCTCAGAAAGGATGCTTGTAAGCTCAACTTCTGCGTCAAGGTTGTGGTAAGCTTGGAGGTCTTGTCCAAGTTCTGGGGTCCACTTCGCCTTGAGCTTCTTGGTCACAGCAGTTACGCTGACAGAATCAACTTTGATGTCGATCTCTGGAATAAGGTCAACTTGGTTTCCGTTGAACTCACCAGCGGCAGCAGCAGCACCTTCAAGTCCCCATGGGGAAGTACCAGCAAGTGCTCCAAGTGCGTCAGTACCAACATTCTGGAACGCATCTGCACGAGCAAAGTCAACAGTTGGAGTAGTTCCAATCAAGTTGATTGCAGCAGACAAGTTAGTTGTTATTGCAGCAGAACCTGCGGAAGCTGTTGATTCAAAAACAAGAACAATCGAAGTGTCCGATGTATTTGCAAGATCAAGAGCATTTACAGATTTACCAGCGTTTGCAGCATTACGTCCCTTGAGGTCTGTCAAGCGGCGAACTTGGCGTCCCTGCTCCATATCCGCACTAGCAGTGTAAACAACGGTGATAAGATCATTGCGATTAAGTGCGCCGGCAAGATTTGCAGCGGTTGCACTAACAACAACAACAGATTTACCTTCGAGATCTGGGTCGTAGCGTACAAGATCGCTCAAGTAAGTAGTCGCACCACCAAGTGTTGCAGGCGTCAAAGAGTTTTCAACGTCATCACCAACTCCAGATCCAACAACACCAGATGCAATAGCAATCACGGAAGCTAATGCAGCAGATCCAGTTGGGGAGGAGTATCCATTGTTAAGTGCATAGAAGCTGCGCTCTGCTTGAGCAGCATTTGCATTTCCAGCACCACCAAGGTTAACACCACCTGTAAGTTGTGAACCGACAACGCCTCCTCCGTAGAGGGATGCGTTTTGTCCTTGATCCAAACGAGCGTTGCTCAAAGTGAAATCAAGGAAGAAAATGAGACCTGATGGGAGGCTCATTGGTTGAACCGAAATCAAGTCATTAGCAACCAAACTGCCGAATACACGGCGAACGATTGGGAATGCTACAGCAGCGAAACCTTGAACATCTCCTGCTGCCATGGAGCTTGCCTCACGAAGAAGTTCCTTCGCTTGGTTCTCCAAAAGGCGTGACATAGACGCCTTATTGCTATCGTTATCTAAACCTTCAAGAAGCCCGGTCTTTTCCCACTTGTCAAGCAGGGCAGCACCTTCCTTCTGGAGATTGCGATTAACGATGCCTTCTGTTAATTTATCTAAAACTGACATGTTTATTTTCTCCTATATTAGTTAATACCAGCTAAAATTTTCATCCTATCCGAATACGAATGGGATTCCTTTTCTACCCTTCTAGGTAATGTTGTAGACCTTCTCTCAACTGCCTCGCTAAGTGATTTTGGCGCAACCTTTTTATTTGGTTGCGCTCCCACCGTGCTTTGAAGTGCCTCGAAAATTGTCTTTGTCTCTTCCACAGAACC